CCTCGTCTATCTCGCCTGCCTTGTCGCCTCCGGCCTCGCCATGGCGGGGCTGGCGGATTTCGACCTGGCGACCGGGACCTTCGACCTCAGACCCTTCAACCTCTACGCCCTGATCGGTGCGGCAGGCGGTGTCGTGTCCTCGGCGCTGGCCTCGATCGCGCTCTGGCGGGGTTGGGGGCGCAGATGAAGGCCCTTTCATCCGCGCTGCAGGCCCATCTCGACGAGGGCACGACAACGCTTGCCTGGTGCTGGAGGATCACCCGTTCCGATGGCGTGACCTTCGGTTTCACCGACCATGACCGAACGCTCACCTTCGACGGGACCGAGTTCGAACCGGAAAGCGGGCTGACGGCGTCAGAGGTGCGGTCTGGCTCTGACCTCTCGGTCGATGCGCAGGACGCGCAAGGCGTGCTCTCCTCCGACCGGATCACCGAGACCGATATCCTCGACGGCCGGTGGGACAATGCGGCGGTCGAGGTCTGGCGCGTCAACTGGACGGAGCCTGCCGAGCGGGTACTCCTTCGCTCCGGGGCGATCGGCGAGATCCGCAGGGGCCGCGTAGCCTTCACGGCAGAGATGCGATCCTTGGCGCATCTACTCGGCCAGACGGTGGGGCGGACGTTTCAGGCGAGTTGCGACGCGGCGCTGGGCGATGCGCGCTGCGGGGTGAATATGCTGGCCCCCTCCAACCGGGCGACCGGCACCGTGCTCGTGCCGCTCCGGGATCAGACCTTCAGCACGACAGGGCTTGGGGCCTTTGCGGCGGGCTGGTTCACCTTCGGCATCCTCGAATGGACCTCGGGCGCGAATGCCGGGCGGCGGGTCGAAGTGGCGGGTCACGAGGTGACGGGCGGGGCGGCGATCATCACCCTGCTGGAGGCCCCCGTCCGCGTCATCGCCCCCGCAGATGCCTTCACCATCCTCGCAGGCTGCGACAAGAGTGCTGCGACCTGCCGGACCAAGTTTGCCAACATCCTGAACTTCCGCGGCTTCCCGCATATTCCGGGGCAGGACACGGTCCTGCGCTACGCGACGAAGTCGGGCGGGAACACCGGGGGCGTCCTGTGACCGGCGCGGACCCGTCGGCCGTGGTGACGGCGGCGCGGCGCTGGCTCGGCACGCCCTATCACGATCAGGCAAGCCTCTGCGGTGTGGGCTGCGACTGCCTCGGCCTTGCCCGCGGCGTCTGGCGCGAGATCGTCGGGGCAGAACCTTTCCCGATCCCGCCCTATTCCCGTGACTGGGGCGAGATCGGCCAGCGTGAGGTTCTGGCCGAAGGCGCGCGCCGCATGATGCCTGAGATCGCCCCAGGCGAGGCCACGACCGGCGCGCTTCTCCTCTTCCGCATGCGCCCGCGTGCCATCGCCAAACACGTGGGCATCCTCACCAGCCCTTCCGACTTCATCCACAGCTACGAGCGGCTGGGCGTGATCGAACAGCCCTTCACCGAGGCCTGGCAGCGGCGCCTGGCCTTTGCCTTCCTCTTTCCCGCATCGGGGGCCTGACATGGCGACACTCGTCCTTGGCGCGGTCGGCGCTGGCATCGGTGCCGGGTTCGGCGGGGCTGTCCTTGGTCTTTCCGGGCAGGTGATCGGCGGGCTGATCGGCTCGGCGGTGGGTTCGGTCGTCGACAGCTACATCCTTGGCGGGCTGATGCCCGATCAGACCCAGCAGATCACCGGCCAGCGGCTCGAGAGCCTGAAGGTCACAAGCTCCACCGAAGGTGTGGCCATCCCGCGCCTCTTCGGCCGGATGCGCCTTGGCGGCAACATCATCTGGGCCACGGATTTCCGGGAAGAGACCCGCGTGACCACCGAGACCCAAGGCGGCGGCGGCAAGGGCGGCGGGGGCGGCGCGACCGTCACCACCACCACGACCGAATATCTCTACTACGCCTCCTTCGCCGTGGCCCTCTGCGAAGGGCCGATTGCCGGGATCGGGCGCGTCTGGGCGGATGGCGACCTCCTCGACATGTCGGGGATCGCCTGGCGCTGGTATCCTGGCAATGAAGGCCAGGGCGCGGACCCGCTCATTGCCGCCCGCATGGGCGCGGGGGCTGCGCCCGCCTATCGCGGTACGGCCTATGTCCTTTTCGAAGACATGCTGCTCACCGCCTTCGGGAACCGCATCCCGCAGATCACCTTCGAGGTCTTCCGCCCCCTCGTCGATCCGCAGACGATCGAGGGCATCCTGCCCGCCGTCACGCTGATCCCGGCCTCGGGCGAGTTCGCCTATGCAACCGAACCGGTCCGGCGGCAGGTCGGATCGGGCTTCGCCGTCCGGTCGGGCGTGGCAGAGAACCTGAACGCGGACCCCGATGTGCCGGATATCCTGCTGGCGCTCGACCAGCTGCAGGCGATGCTGCCCGCCGTGCAGAGCGTCACGCTGGTCGTGTCCTGGTTCGGAACCGACCTGCGCCTCGGGTCCTGCCAGCTGAAGCCGGGGGTGGAGACCGCCTCGAAGGAGACCACACCGGTCTCATGGTCGGTGAACGGGCTGTCCCGCGCAGAGGCGCATCTGGTGTCGCAGGATGCCGAGGGCCGCCCGGTCTATGGCGGCACTCCGTCGGACCTTTCAGTCGTGCAGGCCATTCAGGCGATCAAGGCGCGCGGGCTGCGCGTGACCTTCTACCCCTTCATCCTGATGGACGTCCCCCCCGGCAACAGCCTGCCCGATCCCTACAGCGCCAATGCCGCAAGCATCGGCCAGCCCGCCTTTCCGTGGCGCGGCCGGATCACCTGTTCTCCGGCGGCGGGTTTCGCCGGGACCGTGGACAAGACGGCGGCGGCTGGCGCGCAGGTGGCGGCCTTCATGGGTTCTGCCACGGCAGCGCAGTATTCCGTCTCTGGCACGACGGTCGCCTTCACCGGGCCGCCCGGCGAATGGTCCTTCCGGCGCATGATCCTGCATTACGCCCATCTCTGCGCAGCGGCGGGCGGGGTCGATGCCTTCGTCATCGGCACCGAGATGCGCGGCCTCACGCGGGTGCGGAGCAGCGCGACGGGGTTTCCGGCGGTGGCGGGGCTTGTCTCGCTTCTCGGGCAGGTGCGCCCGGTCCTCGGGGCCGGGACGAAGCTTGGCTATGCGGCGGATTGGTCGGAATACTTCGGCTACCATGGCGGGGACGGCACGGGCGATGTGTTCTTCAACCTCGACCCGCTCTGGTCGAACGGCAATCTCGATTTCATCGGGATCGACAATTACATGCCCCTCTCGGACTGGCGAGACGGCGCAGGCCATCTCGATGTGTTGGCAGGCTGGTCCTCGATCTACGACCGCAAGTACCTGATGGCCAACATCGCAGGTGGCGAGGGGTTCGACTGGTTCTACGCCTCGGACGCGGCACGGGCCGCGCAGATCCGGACGCCGATCACCGATGGCACGGCCGGAAAGCCCTGGGTCTTCCGCTACAAGGATCTGATCTCCTGGTGGTCGAACCCGCATGTCAACCGCCCCGGCGGCGTCGAAAGCGGCGCGCCGACCGCATGGCTGCCGCAATCCAAGCCCATCTGGTTCACCGAACTGGGCTGTCCCGCGATCGACCGTGGCACGAACCAGCCCAACGTCTTCGTCGACCCCAAATCGGCCGAGAGCCAGCGCCCCTATTTCTCGCGGGGGTTCCGCGACGACGCAATCCAGCGCGCCTATCTCGAGGCGACCTATCAGCACTGGATGGACCCGTCGAAGAACCCCATCTCCTCCGTCTATGGCGGGCGGATGGTGCATGTGTCGAACTGCGCGGCCTGGACCTGGGACGCGCGCCCCTATCCCTTTTTCCCCGAGCGGTCGAATGTCTGGTCGGATGGCGAGAACTGGCGGCTTGGCCACTGGTTGCCCGGCCGCATAGGCTCTGGCCTCGGCGCGCTGGTGCGCGCGCTCTGCCTGCGCGCGGGGCTGCAAGAGGCGCAGATCGACGTCGGCAACCTCACCGGTTCGGTCGATGGCTATGTGATCGGCAACCTTGAGAGCGCCCGCGCCTCGCTTTCCATGCTGGGCAGGCATTTCGGGTTCGACGCGGTCGAAAGCGAAGGCGTCCTGCGCTTCCTGATGCGCGGGCGACCCGCCCTTTTGACGCTGACCCTGGATGACCTCGTCGCCGCCCGCGACGGCGAGCCCTTCGAACTGACCCGCGGGCAAGAGACCGAGCTTCCCCAGGCCCTCAAATGGTCCGTCGCCCGCGCGGACGAGGATTATGACACCGCGCAAGTCGAGGCGCGGCGGATCACCGTCGCCTCCGCACGGATCGCCTCGGAGTCCTTCCCCATCGCCGTCGCACCAGACCTCGCTGAACAGCGCTGCCGCCGCGCCTTGATGGAGACTTGGGTGGGGCGCGAGCGCGCGGCCTTCCGCCTGCCGCCCTCCCGTCTGGCGCTCGATCCGCTCGATGTGGTGAGCCTTCACCATGACGGCCGCCTCATGGAGTTCCGGCTGACCGGGATAGCCGATGGCACGTTCCGCACGGTCGAGGCGACACGGCAGGATCAGGGGTCATACGATCCCGTTCCCGGCAATCGCCGCGGGTCCGTGCCTGCAACGCCCGCGCTGGTCGGATCGGCGGCCGTAGCCCTTCTGGACCTGCCGCAACTGCGCCCCGATCAGGCGCCGCATCAGCCGCTGATCGCGGCCTATGCCGACCCCTGGCCCGGAAGCCTCGCCGTCTATCGCAGCGCGACGCTCGACGCCTTTGAACTGGCCACGATCATCGGCGCACGCGCCCGGATCGGCACCCTTGCGGCCGACCTCTTTGCCGGTCCGACCTCGCGCTTCGATCTCGGCAATACCATGGTCCTCAATCTGGAGGGCGGCACGCTTGACTCCGTCACCGACCAGCTTCTCTTCTCTGGGGCGAATGCCTTTGCCCTGCAAAGTGCCGAGGGGCGCTGGGAAGTCTTGCAAGCGGGCATCGCGCAACTGGTACAGCCGGGCCGCTACCACCTGACGCGGCTTCTGCGCGGGCAGCGCGGCACAGAGACCGCCATCCGCAATCCCGCGCCCGCAGGCACGCCGGTCGTGATCCTCGACGGGGCGCTTGTGCCCTTGGGCGTCGCGGAGACCGAGATCGGCATGCCCTGGAACTGGCGCATCGGCCCGGCATCCCGGGCCGTGAGCGACACCTCCTATGTCGCGCAGACCTTCACGCCCACCGGACAGGGCCTTGTCCCCTTCGCGCCGGTCCATGTCGAACAGCCATGGCGTAGGGCGCGCCTCCCCGGTGACCTGACCATCCGCTGGACCCGCCGATCGCGGGCGCTCGTCGCCGATGCCTGGGAACAGGTCGAGGTGCCGCTGGCAGAAGAGGGGGAAAGCTACGACGTCCAGATCCTCGACGGGGCCACCATCAAGCGCACGCTGTCCAGCAGCACAACCTCCGTCCTCTACACCGCCGCCCAGCAGAGCACCGATTGGGGCGCTCCGCTCGGGCCCGGCCAGGTGCTGGCGATCCGCATCTACCAGCTCTCGAACCGCCTCGGCCGCGGCACGCCTGCCGTGGTCACGCTGCAATTCTGATCCCAACCCACGGGAACCCCCATGCCCGACACCACGACCCATCTGGGCTTGCCCTACCTCCGGGCGGCGCAGGCACAGAAGCATGTCACCCACAACGAAGCTCTGCGCCTGCTCGATGCCATGGTGCAGCTCTCCGTCCTCGACCGCACGCGCACTGCGCCCCCGGCCAGCCCGGCAGACGGCAACCGCCATCTGGTGGCTTCGGGCGCAACGGGCCTCTGGGCTGGGTGGGACCTGAACATCGCCTTCTGGGTGGACGGCGCGTGGATCCGGCTGGTGCCGCGCACCGGCTGGCTGGTGTGGGTCGCGGCCGAGGAGCTGTTCCTCGTCTGGACCGGCAGCGCCTGGGAAGTCGTGGGCGAGCCGCGCGACGTCTCGGATGCCGTGTTCAGCCTGGTGAACGACGCCGATCCGACGAAGAAGGCCACTTTCTCGCTGGCGGGGATCAGCGCCGGGACGACGCGCAGTTTCACGCTGCCCAACACCTCGTCCGAACTGGCGATCCTGGCCGGAACCCAGACCTTCACCGGCAACAAGACCTTCACCGGCACGTTGACGGCATCCGGGACCGTCACTGTCTCGGCGGCCAGCGCCAGCATTGGCACGGCTACGACGACCGCCACCTACGGCATGGGCACCGGGGCCACGACAACGGGCGTGACCAAGACCGTGAACATCGGCACCGGCGGCGCCTCCGGATCGACCACCGTCGTGAACATCGGCTCCGCGACGGCTGGCGCGGGCGGCACCACGGTGGTGAACACGCCCACGGTGACCTTCGCCAACACCGTCACGCAGGTCGGCATGCCGCAGGCCAACCTGACCGCGCAGCTTCTCGGCCTCGGCGGAGCGACGGCCGACAGCTTCAACCGGCTGTCGATGAACACCCCGGCCGTTCTGCTGAACAACGCAGGCGCGGGAATCGAGGCCACGGTGAACAAGGCGGCCGCGGGGAACGACGCGGCCTTCGTCTTCAAGACCGGCTTCTCGGCTCGTGCCCTGATTGGCCTCTTGGGCAACGATGACTTCAGCTTCAAGGTCAGCCCGGACGGGTCGGCCTTCTTCGACGCGATCCACATTGACCGGACCAACGGCCAAGTGGAACTGCCGCAGCCGACGGTCCTGCCGGGGCTGGCGGCTGCGCCGACCCCGCCGCCCTTGGGCAAGGCCAGCATCTATGCGCGCAACCGCGCCGGGGCGCCGTGGATTGACGTGAT